AGTGACTGGACCAGATCAGTCGTGCTCGCAAGGTTCGAAATGCTGTGCGCTCAGTCCGAAAAAATGCAGGGCCATGAATATCGCTTTGTGTGGCAAGTCCGCGATCGTATGCTCGCCGATCAGGACTACGCCTTGAGCCCAAAACAAGCCGCCTGGTTCGCCCAACTCTGCGCCAAATACCTCGATGAACACCGCGGCCATCCAGATGTGTGAAACATGACCCATCGCTGCGATCGCAACGGCTATCGCATCAACGACGAACCCACACAGGCCCAACTCCTGCGCCGTCGATCCCAACCACCACCCCGCAAAGCCGGCCAAATGTCCTGGGATGAATTTCAAGCCTGGGCCGCAGCAAACAATAAACCAACCAGACCAATCGGCTTCTTCGAAAACCAAATCGAACTTACAAAATCCGATAAGCCCTATCGCAATCCAATGGGCCAGGTCGAGAAATAAACGCCCATAGGCTCGTCCATCGCCAAGCTACCTTGCATCAAGATCCGAGTTTAAACTCACCAGCGGCCTTCCCTGTGTCACTGCAGGGCCTTCTATGAGCGACTTTCCCTCTCGGCGGTAAATGTCACGGAGAGGCAGAACGCAACGGTGGAGAGCCCGGCAGCTGGTATCTGGGTACCACACACTGAAATCATTGAGGAATTCGGCCTTGATCGCGGCTCATCTGTTTGGTAGACAGATAGGCGACGTTGAAATCATTGAAGAATTTGGCTTTTAGTAAGCAATTAGTAAGCACGTCAGCGCCCACCAGCCTTTGCGATCAGGGTGTTGGGTCTGCTGATTGCCTACCACCTATTTCTTCCCCTGGTCTTCCCAAGTCGATGATGAAATGTCCACGATCTAGTAATATCAATGGGTTAGGTGCCTGGACCATCTGTCTACATATCAGAGGGGAGGGGGTCGCGGGCCGGGAGCGCGCTAGAACGCCCGCGCCGACGGGGCCCGCGCTCGAATTCGAAGTCGCACCCCCCTCTCCCGCCCCCAGCAAAAAGCCCGATGTTAGAAGTGCCTATTTTGTGGGGGTTTTGGGGTGGTTGCGGGTCATATGGTTGCAATTATTCCGTGCGACAACTGTGATTGAGCGATATTTCTTGATTTGGATCAAAAGCGTGCATTTTGGGGTGATTTTGGGTGAAAAGCCGCGTTTTTGGGTCCGATTTGACAGTTGGGGCTGTTGAGTGGATTTGTGTGTTGTATGTGTTGTGATTTATCCGTGGCGGTTGCGGTGGTGGGCGTATTTTTTGGAGTTTCTTTAGGGACAGCGAGTGCTAACGGCGAGAATCCCAATAAGGGGGGGGGTATTATTCGCGGTATGATTAAAAACCCCTGAAAATAGGCCCCAAAATTAAATAGGGGGCGCGATGATTTCCGCTATGATTAATTTTGCCGGCTAGGCTGATCACCGAACGCACGGTTGGGTAACATCCGCACCCGTGTTGCCGGCGCTGGAGGTTTTATGCCGCAATTACCGCAATCGAACATTGCTGAGAACTTATCGGCGACGATGACGCCATTGGAGCAGATGCTGGGCAATCGGCGGCCTGATGTCGGGCCGGAATTTCCTGGGATTGGGGAGGGGCAGGGCGGTGGTTTGCGGCAGATGGCGGGGGCTTTTGCGCCGGGGCCCCGGCGCGCGCCTTCCTCCTCGCCGATTGCGCCGCCGGCAGGTGGTTCTGGTGGTGCCTCGAGCGGAGGTTTGGCGGGGGTTTTGGGTGGGATGAGCCCGGCGGCTTTGCAGGCGTTTTCGACCCAGTGGAAGACCTTCGACACGGCGCCGATGCAAGACCAGCTCGGTTTTTTTGCCAACCTGATGGGCGGCAACGACGCTTACTCGAAGATCATCCAGGCGATTGCGGCGAGGGGTGGTGGTGGGGCGGCGGGCGCTCAACCGACTGGTCCCGCGCCGACTATTCCCGGCACGATTTGAGGTCAAAAAAAGTAGGCAATTACGTGCAAATGGACACCTCGAAAACTTGGTTCAATAATCGCTGGATCCGCGCCCGATTGGGCCTGCCAAAAACCGACACCCCAAAAACCGACACCGCGGAGCTCTTGCGCATGCATGAGCGGCTGCGCCAGGCGCAGAATGAAATTGCGCGCCTGGCCGCGGCGTTGCTCGAGGCGCAAGCAAAAATTGCCGCGCTTGAGGCACGGATTGCGGCTCACGGGGCGTAAATTCCATCCTTCGACGAAATGCTGCTCGCCACGATGATCTGGGCGCTGCTCATCATCGCCGCCCTAATGTTGCTTGATTGGTGGACAGGCTAGACCGCCGCCCAGCTCGCGGGGTCGGGCTGGGGGCTCGGGGTCAAACTGAGCGGCGGCCGCATGCGCCGGAATGTGGGTGGGTTGAGCGAGGGATGGGCTCTTACACACACCCCGGCACCGGCATCAATAACGCTGCCGCTCGTTTTTTTCCAGCTATACGTTTGGTTACTTTGCGGCCGCAAAACAAAAAAGAGCCACAACGGCGGCAGCGAGAACCAAACACAGCAAATGCCAATGTGACCGCTCATCATCTCTAGTCCGCGCGCAACCCGTCCGGCGTCATCCACGCCGAGTTGAGCGTGTTGTAGCCGTGGCCGCACCAGTTGTCCGGCGCCACGATCGGCCAGTTGATCAGGGTGTCGCCGCTAGTGCCGTAGCTGACCGTCGAGCGCTGCCAGCTCGGCGGATTAAAACAACAACGCATGATGCCGTTGCCGTCCTCCTCGGAGAAATAACAAACGCTGCAACTGTCCTCGGCCGGCGGCGGCTTGATCGGCGGGGCTAGCGGTGCGGGCTCGGTCATGTTCGAAATCTCGAAAGCGGGCGGCCGAGCATCGGTGACGACACACAATGCATCAGGCCGCCCTGGCCGTGTCGAGCACGGTTGTGTTAATCATACCACATGCGAAAATTTGCGCTGGCGGTTTTGCTGTGCCTGATGCCGATGCCGGCGATCGGCCAGGGCTGCGGCCAGGGCAATCCGAATTGCGTGGCTCCTACCCCGCCGCCTGGCGATAATTCCAATCGAATTGCCAACACCGCCTGGGTGCGAGCCAATGGCGGCGGCGGTGCCGTGGCCTCGGTGTCGAACGCCGACGGTACGCTCACCATCACGCCGACCACCGGCGCCGTCGTCTCCTCCTTGAACCTGGCGCACCCAAATAGCTTTAGCGCGACGCAAACTTTTACGGCGCTAACCGCCTCGAGCACAATCACGCTGACCGGGCTTGCGGCCGGCACCCAGGTGTCGTGCCTGGGGCTCAACGCCTCCAATCAGATCGTGCTGCTCGCATCCGCGTGCGGCTCCGGTGCCGGCGCGGTTTCCTCGGTGTCGAACGCCGACGGCACGCTGACAATCTCGCCAACGACGGGCGCCGTGGTCGCCCTCCTCGCGCTCGGCCACGCCAATACTTGGACCGCTTTGCAGACGTTCAATAGCGGCGTCACCGCCTCGACCATCACCGACAATGCGCTGACCTCGGCCGGCACCTCGTGCGTCCAAGCCTCGAGCGCCGGCGTCTTGTCGATTACCGGATCGGCCTGCGGCTCCGGTGCCGGCGCCGTTAATTCCGTCACCGCGGCCGACGGCACCTTGACCATCACGCCGATCACCGGGCTGGTCACCGCCAAGGTCGCCACCAACGGCGTCGCCAATTCAAACTTGGCGCAGATGCCAGCCACCACCATCAAATGCAATAATACTAACGGCACCGCCAACGCCGCCGACTGCATCGCAGTGACACTGCCGGCCACCGTGTCGTGGTTCGCCAATGACACACCAGCCGCCAATATCTCTAAAATCAATGATCGTCTGTTCCTTGGTGACGCAACCAAATATCTGGCAACTGTTCCATCTGGCTGTGTCGCTGGAAACTGCACCTCACCCAACGGCAATGATTGGTTCTCGCAATACGAATGCTCGACCTCGAACGGCTGCAGCTCCTACATTCCGTGGGCGACCCTGGTCGTCGAAACCTCAATAAGTAACTCTAAGTCATGGCTACCATTTCTTGCCGCCACACAGACGGCACATTGCGACAACCAAGGCTGCACGGCAGAGGCCGTAAATGGATTTGCCATCAATAATCATCCCGGCCCTCCACCTACTACCTTCTGGGGCGCTTGGTCTTATTACGGGGAGTGCAATCAGACAACGCCAGCCACCAATGGCTTTTGCGTAGGCATCGAGATCGAAGTCTCTACGACAAACAACGATGGTGGAGCCGTCATAGGAGGAAACCCAGACCCCTATGGGACCGGCCCCTACACCGGGATCGAAATTGGTTGTGGTTCGGGGATGGGATCGCCGACGAAGTTTGCTTGCAGCCAGGCGTTGGGCATCGAGAAAAACGGCCAGCCGTGGAATGCCGGAATTATATTTCAGCCGGGATCTATTACTGCCGGCGCCGGCCCGGCCGGCACTACGGTTGCGGTGGCGATGCCAAATCAATACGCGATCCTTTGGTTTGATAGTCACAGTGCCGCCGCCGCCGAACTTGCCACCGACGGATCCGGTAACCTTCTTATTAACCTTGGTCATGGCATGCTGATAAATGGCGCCCCTGTCGTCAATTGCGTCGGCGGTACGGCTAGTCAGTTAAACCCGCTTACCGCCGTGGTTACCGCCGGATTGGTGACGCGATGCAATTAGGCGAGCTATATCTCGGTGCTGCGGGTATCGTAGCTGTTTTCGTGCTCGGTTTAATTTTGGGTTGGATTAGTGCGGCGCCTGCATGGGCGCAGGGCGCAGATCCGATTTGGCAACAGCTCGCCGCCAATCGCGCCGCGCAGTGTGACACTCAGATCCACGATTTATTGAAAACTCTCGACGATGACAAAAAACAAATTGCCGAATTACAAAAGGAGATCGAGGAGCTGAAAAAGAAATGACGACGCTGCTCACTCCGTTCGGCTATGCACCCACCATCAGCACCACCTCGGTGCAAGTCCTGCCGCCAAATCCGTCGCGCAAGGCCGTGATATTTTTCAATCCATCAACAACCGCCACCATCGCGGTCTGTCCGAGCGTCACCGCAAGCGGTGCCGCATTGGCCGCGGTCATCAATGGCGCCGGCTCAATTACCATCGTGGCGGGCGGCCTCTTGACCCTGCCGCAAGCCGGCTGGCCCGACAGCGCCGGCGTCGGCGCGGCGTTCAATGCCATTGCCTCGGGGATAACGCCGATCACGGTGTGGGAATTCTAAAATGAGCCTGTTCGACGATCTGAAAGATTTCGACACGCTGTACGGCAAGCCGGTCAAGCCAAAAGATTACTCCGACTTGCCCAAGCTCGAGCTCGCCCCGTTCCCGCGCGAGCGCTTTCTCAAGTGGTGCCAGGGCCTAAGAATCCAAACCAAAGATTTCGGTTTGAAAAAATTCGAGCTGCTCGGCACCCAGCTCTACGTGCTCGACGAAATCTGCAAGGGATTGTCGGAAGGCGTTTCAACCTTTGTGATTTTGAAAGCCCGCCAACTCGGCATGTCGACGTTTTTTATCGCGCTCGATCTGTTCTGGGCGTTCGAACATAGAGGCCTCTCAGGCGCCTTCGCCACCCACACCGACCAGTCCAAGGCGCTTTTTCGAAACATCATCAAAACTTTCTTCGCCAATCTTCCAAAGACACATAAAATTAGTTACGTCACCGAAAACCGCGACATGCTGATCCTAAAAAACAACAGCATGTTCGCCTATCTGGTCGCCGGCGTTAAACAAAAAGAGGTCGGCTCGCTCGGCCGCTCCGGCGCGTTCAATTTCCTGCACGCATCCGAGGTGGCGTTCTGGGGCACCGAGGAAGATAAGAAAGAACTGATGGCGACGCTGTCGACGCATTTCAAACACCGGCTGCAAATCTTCGAAAGTACCGCCAACGGGTTCAACCACTGGGAAGAGCAATACGCCGCGGCGCGGGCATCGCCGACGCAGCGCGCGATTTTCGTCGGCTGGTGGCGCAACGAACTCTACCAGTTCAAGACCGACCACCCGTGGTTCTGGGTCTACATGCCCGAGGCGCAAAATACCGTGCTCACCCACCTCGAGCGCCGCCGCGTCAAAAATGTCCGCGACATCTACAACACCGAAATCACAAGCCAACAGATCGCCTGGTATCGCTGGAAACTCACCGAGGAAATGGAGGGCGACCAGGCCAAGATGGACGAGATGTTTCCGTGGACCGAGGAGGATGCTTTCGTCGCCACCGGGGCGAAGTTTTTCACCAACGATAGCCTCACGCTCGCCATGCGCCGCGCGAGAAAAAGATTGCTGCTATCGTACCGTTATCTGATGAACGACCAGTGGAACACGACCGGCGTCGTCGAGTGCGCGCCCAAACAAGCAACACTAAAAATATGGGAGGAGCCTGTCAGCAATGGCGTCTATTCAATCGGGTGCGATCCGGCTTACGGAAGTAGTGATGATGCCGACCGCAGCGTCATCCACGTCGCCCGCTGCTACGCCGATCGCATCATACAAGTTGCTGAGTTTTGCACCACCGACGTATCAACCTATCAATGTGCCTGGGTGCTGGCACATCTTGCTGGATACTACCGGAACGTATCAGTTAATCTTGAAATATCCGGCCCCGGTACCACCGTGTTCGACGAACTCGAGCGGCTGCGGCGAGAATTGGCGTTGACCCCCTCTTCCTCCGACGATCCGGCCGCGATCGGCAACGTGCTCGGTGCCATGAAATATTACATGTACAAAAAACCCGACAATCCGGCCGGCGGCCTGGTCTATCAGTGGCGCACGTCATCGAGCGAAATCAAATCGGTGCTGATGACCGGTTTCAAGGATGCCTTCGAACTCAATCGCCACATCGTCAATTCGCTCTACTGCCTCGAGGAAATGAAAGGCATCGTGCTCGAGGGCGGCCAGATCCATGGCGAGGGCCGCAAGAAGGATGATAGAGTAGTCGCCGCGGCGCTCGCCCACGAGATGTGGCGACGCTGGATCCAGCCGCGCCTGCACGGCGCCGGCCTCACCTACGCGGCAGCGAGCGCTAATGACACTAAAGGCCCGCCAAGTAAGGTCGAGAACATCGCCATCGACTATCTGCGTCGCGCAAAAATCCTGGCACCAGGACAAAATATCGGAGAAACCGGAACCAATAGCGGGAACGCCGCAGCCGCAACTAAGCCAGGCGCGACGTTCCGCGTCCATGCGCGGCGGCGATGAAACCGCAACATTGGTGCAAGCACTGCATCAGGAAAACGAAATACGCGCCGCATTAAACCGCTTTCGGTTTGATCCCGAATTTCGCGGCGCGGCCGGCCGAGTTCCAATCACCGCGTTTGCCGAGCTGGTCAATCTGTCGCCGCAAGCGCTGTATAAGTTCATGGCCGGACAACATATGCGCTACGACACTCGCGCCCGACTATTGGCCGGTGTGCGCATGGTACTCACGCGCGGTCTGCGCTGGCACCGCAAGAATGATACTTGGCACCGCAATGATAATCCGCACTTACAGTTGCCTGAATAGACGCTGTCAGGCGCAGTTCGATAGCGAGGACGATCACCCGCCTTGCCCGAATTGCCGCGGCTTGCGGGTGCAATGGATCCCGCGCGCCTTCGGCATCAAATCCGATCGGACCACCCAGATCGACAAGACCGCGCGCGACTTGGCGGGCGATTTCGGCTTGACCAACTTTCGCACGCCCGAATTCGGCAAGCCGGCGATCGACAAACCGACAGCAAATCCGGCAACCTCGAGGACTGGCTTTTCCACGCCGCCGGCCGGCGCCCCCAACGTGTTCGAGCCAATGCCGGGCTGGCGCATCCAAATTCCCGACTACGCGCTGCAAGGCGGCGGCCACTCGGTCTGCGCGCCGACCGGCGTTACCGCCAAGATTAAAGTTGATCCGAACCAGGGCGCGCTGAAAGCCGACCCGCGCGTTGACATGCGCGCAGTGACGCGGATCGAAGCCAGCCATCGAGGTAACAAATGATCATTCCTCGCGGAGATCCGTTTCGCAAAGACAAGGTTTTGGAAATCCGCGACGCCTGCATGATCTCGCGGCTCGAGCGCCAGGAGCTGTACCTCAAGCGGCGCAAATACGCGATGTTCGGCAGCGATGATTATCGCCAGGTGAGATACAACCGCCTATGGGCACACACTGATTTAGTTGCCTCGTTTCTCTATAGCGCCGACCACGCCAAATATACGCTGGCCCCGCCGCGCAATGCGTCGCCGAGCGTCGAGGCGCAAGCGCTCGCTTTGCAAGATCATTGGAACACTCAGTTCCGTGATAGTGGTTTGGCTTACATGTACGCCGGCGCCGTGCTGTGGTCGCTGGTCTACGACAGCATGTTCTTGAAAATCGGCTGGAACGACGAACGCGATCGGCTCACCGGCACGCTGATCCAGCCCAATCATTTCGGCGTCTATGACGAGCGCGAGCCGGACCTCGATAGCCAGCAAGCGTTTTGCCACATCTACCGCATCCCCTACGACAACGCGGTGCTGCGAATGTATCGCGCCGGCATGCGCGATCGCGTCGACGAGCTCGGCGTCGCCGTCGGCGGCGTCGTCGAGGATTTGCCCCCTGTTTTGAAACAATTGCTGATCACCCAAACCGGCGGCCAAAATCTTTCCGGCAATCTGATGGGCCAGGCGCCGCTCGATATCCAGCCGACAATTTTGTACGAGCCGAAATCGATCATCCCCACGGTCGAGTTTCAGGAGCTGTGGGTGTGGGACGATATCCACGAGGATTACGCGCAATTCATTATTGCCGAGCCGGATATTATTTTGACCGACAGCCGGGAAACAATTGCCAAACGCAAACGCGACAAAAGGAACGGCAGCAAGAATGTCGAGCCGCCGAGCGCAAGCAATGAGTTCCTGCCGCAGGAACACCCGTTCGTCGCGGTGACGCCCTACGAGCTGCCGGATTGGTCCTACGGCGAGGCGCACAGCGAGCGCTTAATCCCGCTGCAGAATTGGACGACCGAGCGGCTGGATCAAATCGCCGAGATCCTCGAGCAGCAAGTCGACCCGTCGAAAGTGTTTAGCGGTTTCATGGGGCTAAGCGACGAGAAGGCATCTGCCTTTGGCGGGCCAGGTTCTTGGGTGCTCGATGCACTGCCCAACGCCAAGGTCGACAAGCAGATCCCGCAAATGCCCGAGGATCTGTTTGCCGAGTTCAAGGAGATCGGCGAGATATTTTTGGAAGCCTCGGGGCTGACCCAAACCATCACCGGGCAATCATCCGGCGGCGCCCGCGGCGGCAAGCAATCAAAGCAGATGGTCACGACTGGATCCGGTCGCATTAAAAAAACCGCGATCGGGCTCGAGCCTTCGCTGGTGCAGCTCGGCGACCTCGGCGTGAAATTGATCATGCGCAACGACGAAGAGCAATTACAGCTCCCCGACGGCTCCAAATTCTTGCCGGCGCAGTTTGCCGCCGACCATTGGAATTTGCGCATCGCCGGACATTCGCACTCGCCGCTGTTTGCCGATGACGCGCGCGAGCTCGCTGCGATCCTGTTCAAGGCGGCAGCGATCGATCGTGAAATGCTGGTGCGCTTGCTGTCGCCGCCACAAGAGGATACCATCATCAGTACGCTTCGTGAGCGCATCAAAACAGAGGCGCTGCAAGCGCAACTGAACCCGCCCCAGGCAAATCCTGCGGGGCGAAAGGCAAGAGGAGGCCAGCATGGCCCGACGCAGACGGCATAAACGGCGCGGACGGCGCTGATAATGCGGTCGCGCTCCCGGCAACGATGGCAGGCAGCGCGGCACAGGTAAAAAATTCTAACGAGCAACTACGCGCTGCCTTTCGTCGTCACGGGGCGGCGCTCTTTTTTTGTTTTGATGTGTAAATTGAACGCTCCGCGCACGCGCGTTAAAAATTGCAGCGAATAACGCGGAGTATTGCGTGCCGCCGCCCTTTGGCCCGACACCAGCAGCACCACCGACCACGCCCGGCGGCCCGATGCCGCCGCGGCCGGCACTGCCCGGCAATCCGATGGGCGGCCCGGCCGGGCCAGGCGCATCACCGATGGCAGCCGCCGGCGGCGGCGCCGGCAACGAAGCAGCGACCGATGCATTGATCGCCGGCGTGATGCAAACATTGTACAAGGCGCTGCAGGCCTATCCGTTAGGCAGTAAAAAAAATCAGGCAGTGCTCAACGCCATCCGCGCGCTGTCGGCAAACTTCGCCCGCCAGGAAACCAACCAATTGGTGCCGGCGGCCATTCAGCAAATGGCCATGAATACTCGCCCAGGCGGCCCGATGGCCAACGCGCCGATGCCGCCGATCGCGCCGGCCCCGCCGCCAGGCGCAGGCGCAGGACCAGGCGGCCCCGGCGCACCCGAACTCGCAGCATAGGAGCACGACATGCCTGCCAAGGAACCATTCCACCCGAAAGCCAAGACGCCGCAGATCGAGCGCAAGACCAAGAACGACCTGTTTCAGAACCCGCCGTCCTATCCGCAGCTCGGCGGTCTGCACTCGACCGGCAAATATCCGTCGATCGATCGCCCGCTGTCGCTCGAGAAGGGCGACCTGACCCGCAAGGGCAAACCAATCTGATGCGCACCAGGGGAAACGACCGCCGCGGCCGGGGCCTGCACCACGTCGACAAGTGGACGACGTTTCGTCCCGGCCCGCTGCACGAGCAGAGCGACCCGGCGCGGGCCGATCAATATGTCGACGTGTTTCCCTATGCGTCGCTCGCCGGCATCGATGCTAATCGGCTGTACTCGCGCGCCGGCCCAACCCACATCGATATGCACGCCAAGGCCCGCACCCGCGGCGTGACCTTGCGCGCGCCGGGGCCGGATCGTTCGCGTGAGCACCTGATCGCCGGCTCGCATCTCGGCAGCAAAAAAAACAAAAAGGACAAAAAATATGGCGGATGAATTCGACGGCATGCCGCAGGAAACCCTGCTCGAGCTCGGCAGGCTCGCGCTGCGGCTTTCGCGCAATGAAAAAACCCGCCGGCCGTTCCTCAAACAAGTGAAAGAGGTGGCGCCCAACTATCAACTGCCCGGCGACCAGCAAGTCGAGGATCTGCGCGCCGAACTGAAAGAAACGCGCGACAAGGAAGAAACCGAGCGCAAAACCCGCGAGGTGCGCGAGCGCCTCGAGGCGCAGCGCCGCGGACTGCTCGACGGCTCGCTACTGGCCGGACGCAAGTTCGACGACGACACCGTCAAAGAAATCGAAGAAAAAGTAATGACCAAATACGGCATCTCGGACTACGAGGCCGGCGCTAAACTTTATCTGTCGGATTTCAAGCCGCCGCCGAATGTGCGACCGAGCGCCAATGCGTCGTGGACGTTTCCAGATATTCCCGGCTTGAACGACGACCCGGCCAAGGCCGCACGCGAAGCCGCGCATTTGGTCATCGATGAGTTTAGACGGTGAGATCTGTGTGCAACCCAAGCTAATGACTACGCAGCGGCTATGCTGTCACTAGGCAGTTAAGTTAGCTAAGTCATTGAAAGGATTGAGCTATGCCTCAGTTCGGAAGCGGCATAATCCCACAACAAGGGGCTGTGGCGAACGAACTTGCAGCTATTACGCGAAGGGCGTTCCTGCCGAAAGTCTACGTGCAATTGTGGAAGTCGACGCCGATCATGGCGGCACTGCTTAGTCATGCCCAGGTAGCGAGCGGTGGTCTGTCGCCGATCACCGTCCCGCTCCAGGGCAGTCCAATGGTCACGATACAAAACGTCGGCTACGACGGATCGTTCAATCAGCCGGGCGTGCTGCCGGGAATTCAGAACGCCGAATTCAACTTGAAAGGCTACTTGACGGCAGTTCCTTTCCTCGGAATGGAAGGCCTCGTTCAAATCGATTACGCGGTGGTGCCGCTGATCGAAGCGCGCATGAACGACGCGACGAACGTGACGTTGGACAGATTTGCAACCGACATTTTCAATAACTTGAACAACAACGCGGCGATGATCGGCCTGCCCGGCGCCATCGATGACAGCACTTTCTTGGTGACCTATGGCGGCGTTTCCAGAACCGCCAATACGTTCTGGAAGAGCACGTATGTTCACAATGGTGCACCGGCCAATCCGACGCGAAACCTGATGCTGCAATACATCGCGCAAGTGACAAAAGTAACCGGCGAAATTCCAAAAATGGGTGTGATGGGTTTCGGCACCTGGACCGCATTGGCGCAAGATTTCACGTCGCAGGAACGCTACACCATCACACCAACAAACGCTTTCGGCGAAGGCAAAGTGCAGGCGCTGTTCCGCGCGCTCGATGTTGCCGGCGTGCCGTTCTATGCCGATCCGTATTGTCCGGAAGGCACCCTTTATCTGATCAACACCGATTATTTGTCTGCCTATATCCATGAGAGAGCTGGGTTCTATTTCACCGGATTTGAAAGTACCCTGCCTAACGGCCAATTCGGTTATGTCGGTGCGCTGCTCACGCTGCTCGAGCTCGTCGACGTGAAATGCAAAGCGCACGGCAAAATGGACAACCTCGCGTTTTTAAACATCTGACGGAGCAAACAAACAAACTTTATTTGTTTGCTAACAGGAGAGATGCATGAGGATCGGCGGCGCATTTCCGTTTGGCCAGGGCAACGTCCCGGTCGGCTTGAGTGGTGGTGAGCAATGGTATTTGCCGCCCGGCAATTTTTACATCCAGCTCGGCAGCGTAACGCTGCTGCAGGTGTTCGACGGCATCAACCAGATCTGGCGCAACGTCGGCTTCCCCGGCGGCAACGTGCAAGTCACCTCGGCCGACGGTTTTAATTACCGCTTGATAAATTTTTCCGGCGTGATCGCCGGCGTCAATATCACCAATGCCGGCTCCGGTGCCGCCACTAACGGCATCGGCTCCGCGGTGACCGGCGTGACAATCGGCTTCGGCGCGGCGCCGACCAACGGCATTGCCGCATCGGCCTATCCAATCATCGGCGGCAAACTAAGCGGCCTTACGCTGGCCAATGCCGGCTCCGGTTTTGTGTTTCCGCCGGTGGTCGTCATCGACCCGCCGCCGCTGGGCGGCATTCAGGCGACTGCCACAGTATCGTTGTCGACCACCACGCCAGGCACCTTGACCACGCCAGTGTTACAGAATGCCGGGGCCGGTTATACGTCGACGCCGAATGCCTACATCGTCCCGCAATATCTGCTGCCGGTCATCGGCGGCGCCCCGATCAATCCGACCCAGCCGGTCAACGTCATTCCGCCCGGCAATATCGCGCCGCTGTCGGGCTCGCTGTCGTCGCAGCCGCCGTTCCTGCCCAGCGTGCAATGGCCGACCGCGTTTCCAGTCACCGGCGGCGCGCAAATCACCGTCAACGGCCTCACCGGATCGGGCACCTTGACCGGTGCCGTCGTCACCAATCCCGGCCTCGGCTACACCAACACCACAATCCCGACCATCAGCTTTAGCGGCGGTTCTCTCGCCGGCGGCGTTGCGGCTAGCCCGATCACCTCGTTCTCGGTCAGTAGCGTATCGGGCGCCGGCGGCGCCGGCATCGTTGCCGGCACTGCAGTGCTCGGTGCTACCGCGGGCGCGGCCGGCACCTTTGTGGCAACCGATGGCTGCAACGGCATCTTGCAACCGCGACCACCGCGCGGCGTATCGACCTCGGCGGCGGGCGCGGTCACACTGACCGACCCAGGCTTCGGCATCCAGCTCGTGACCTCGGGCGCCAACCAGCCGCTGTTCTCGGCGACCGGCACCGTCACCACGCAGCCGACCTACACTACTGTTTCCGGCGGCGCGTTCGACATCTCACTGTTGCAGCCGGCAGTGGAGGATTAAAGGAGAAAAATATGAGTTTCATTGAGGCGCGAGAAAAATGGATGGCGATGTCGCGCGCCGAGCGCATCGAACTGATCAAACGAGTGCACGGCGACGAGGCCGAGGCCGTCAATGATTGGGCGGGGCTACCGCCGCAGGCGCAGACCGCAATCATCGCCACGCTGTTTCCACCAGGCGCCGGCGCCGCCGAGGACGATGATGAACCACATCGCGGCCGGCGAGGTCGGTGAGAGAAAAAAATATGGATCGCATCGCAGTTCACTTGCGCATTACCAACGGCAACGATTTCGACATCGAGGATCGCTACGACGGCGTGCCCTACGTGCTGGAGGCCGGCAAGACACTGACCATCCCGCCCGAGGCGGCGCTGCATGTGTTCGGCTGGCACCCCGGCATCGACATGCGCGCGGTGCAAAATCATGTCACGCGGCGTTGGGGCTGGAATACGCCGGCGTTCATGGCGAGCGGCGACGCCAAGAAATTTTTTGCCAAACTCGAGTTTAAGCCGGTGACGTTCAAAACGGTCGAAGTCGTTAGCGGCGAGGACGATGATCTATTGCCGTCTCCGGTGGCGCCGCGATCGGGCGCGCGCGAAGCGAGTGCATGAGGTGACTGCGCATGGCAGTCACTTGGAACCCGGCGGACGCGCAAACCACCGTTGTGCTCAGCAACGGCAATCTCGACACGATCGGCACCGCCTCTGGCAGCTTTGCCTGCGTTAGGGCGACGCTGTCGCATAACGCCGGCGCCTGGTACTTCGAACAGTTTGTCGTTCTCGGCGGCGGCACCACCGCGGTGCCAGGCTTTGCCGATGCAACCACGACCTTGGCCGGCACCAGCGGCAGTCAGTTTCCTGGCCTGTTCCCTAATAGCGGCGGCATCAGCGGAACCACGGCTTGGAATTCCGGCATCACGCGCGACATCGCCAACCCGGCGATCACCACCAACACAAATGACGTGCATATGTACGCCATTGATTTTACCAACGGCAAAGCCTGGTTCGGCCTCAACGGCACTTGGCAAGCCAGCGTGACGCCTGTCGTCGGCGGCGCTGGCCAGGTTTTTCATTGGACGCCGCCGATGACAATTTTCCCCTGCGTAGGAAACGACAACAGCTCCAAATCCCGGCTGCATACCTTGGCGGCAAATCAAGCCTTCGCCGCACCGTCCGGATTTTCCGCTTGGGAAGCGGCGGCAGGCGGTGGCGCAGACTTCCGGCGATCGCTGTCGGCGTTCGGCGCTCGGGCCGGCTCGCGGCAAGTGGTCGGCGTGAGCTAGTGCCCTTTAATCCACACCAAGGCTCAAGCGTCCCACCGAACAAGGTGTGGATGTCGACGGTCGCCGATAAATATACGCTAGCGCTGCCGTGGCTCGAGCCTGCACCCAACAACGCATCGACCACGACATCGCTGCCGCCGTGCTTGTTCGCTAACCTGTTCAACTTGGGCAATGCGACGTTCGGGGCGTTTACGACGGCGCCGGATGGTTCGACAACGACGGCGCAGAAAATCAACGAGGACAGCTCGACCAACCAGCATTATGTGCAAGGCGGCGGCAAGGCTATCGGCGGACAGATGCGGGTGCGCTGCGCCGGAATTTGGCAGGCGGCCGAGCGCACGCGGATCTGTTATTTCAACACGTCGAACCCATTCGGCTCGCCGCTTGGTGACACAGCTTATTGCGGATTTGATCTGGCGGGCGGGCAGATTGCTTATGGCATGCAGACGACGGGTTTGGGCTCAACATACTTTTCTTATCAGAACCAGACCATCGTACCGCTCGGCGGCGGCTGGATGCTCTGCTACGTGGACGTGATGAGTTTGGTCGTCGGCGGCGGCGACGGCTTTCAGGGCGGCGGGCTGAATTTCAGGTTCATACTTGACAATGGATCGGGCACGGCGGCGCCGAGCATTTCTTACGCCGGCAATACTTCGACGCCACACGGATTGTATGGCTGGAAGCATTCGATATTGCCGCGGCGGGCATGGAAATTAAATAATGTTGCCTTCTTCGATGATTTCAACGATCCGACGATGGCAAACATCGACATCAACAACACACAGGCACCGGGGTTTGATTGGTATGTTCAGTGCGGTTGCTGGCCGAACTGGTATCGCTCGCAACCGCCGACGCCTGGTCAGTTGAGTGTGTCGGCGTCGAAGCTCCACATTCCGGCATTGCCGACTATCGGCGGCGGTGGCGGCTCGCCGACTGGCGCGTGGGGTGGGGGGGTAACGACATTCTGCCAGCCGGGTTCTGGCAATGTAACCAATAACGGCGTGCCGCCAGGCGCGGGTGTCGGCAAGGGGTGGCGGTTCCCGTTCATGCTCGAGTATCGCTACTCTTACGATTATCCAAACTCGCAAGTCGGCGGCGACGGCTCGCTTTGGCTCGGCTCGGTCGAATTCACCAATCTCTTGTCGCTCAACCGGCGCTACACCAACGGCGATGTTGGTTACACCGAGTTGGATCCGTCCGAGCCGTTTGGTGTTTGGGGCATTTCCAGTAACGGCACCAACGGCCAGGGACCGGAGATCGGGCATTTGCCCGGCAATCTTGATGCGTTCGGGCCGTATTGGCCTGGCGCGCCGGGCGGCAACGGTTATGCGTTCTATGGTTTCCCGCCGTATGTGACCGCCTTTGGTCCGTTCGGCTTTAACCTCTACGGCGGCGGGGTCGGCGTTAATAGCGGCGGATTATTTTACTATCAATCGAACGGCTCTTTTCCCGGCACTATTCCGGCGCCGCCGGCGGCGCCGTGGGTGGCGTTCACTTATCCGCCGGGGGCAACAACTCATCCTTCTTGCCCGTGCTTTAACATGGATTTTTCGCAGCTCAACAATTACTGCACGATGTTTCTGGATTACGACCCGGCAACCGGCGACCGCGGCGGCATGCTGCAATTTTTTAATGGGGCTTTCCTTAGTGGCGTTCCGATATGGACGCCGTCGCCGACGGCCTCGGATAGCTCCAGCCCGGCGATGCACAAATGGGCGGCGCATCAATTCTTTGTGCAGATGAATTTTAGCCAGGCCGGCGCCGGGTTTTTCATGGACTTTGACTATGTGAGGATAACGCAATGATCCTCAAACAAAGTACCGTCTATTCCCGCAAATTCGTGATGATATCAAACACCGATCACGTCAGCGGCAAGACCGGGCTCGGTGGTGCGGTGACCGTGTGGTTATTCAAAGGCATATCGGGGGCCGGCGGCTCGAGCGCACAGGCAACAAATTCGCCGACGGGTGTGATCGAATTAGACGCGACAAATTTGCCGGGCCAATACCAGATAAATCTGACCAACGCCGACGTTGCTTTGCTGGGAGACTTAAGTTTCCATTGTACAGGTGCCGGCGCCGACCCGACCGATTTTATCGACCAGGTGCAGACCACGGTGTTCACCGATCTGTCGATCAGCCTTGCCAACGGTCGCGTCAATGTCACTTCGCCGCTGATCCAAAATCAGCCGTTCACCGCTTTGTTCTTTATGACCCAGGCCTCAACCAACAATGCGCTGCCGGGACTGACGGTGACCGGCCAGCGCACGTTCGGCGTCGCCGGTTTCACTAATATTGGACCTGGTCAAATTGCAGAGGTCGGCGGCAGCGGCAACGGCGGCGGCTGGTACGTGTTCAACGGTATCGCGGCCGACAGCAACAACCCGGTCGTCGGCTTTAAGATGTCGGCGCCTGGCGCCAACGACACCGATTTTTCGTTGTGGTTCCAGCCATGACGTTCGGTATGGGCTCAAATCCACTGACGACCCGGCTCGATTGGCGACCGACATTATTGTTCACGCCGGCGCCGACCACGTTTTTTTCGCTGGCAACTTATTCGACCCAGGTGCAGCAATTGGTGCACGACACCGCGGCCATCGATTTTTCGCAGACCGACCTGACCGGATTTATCAACAACGCGCGCAATCGCGTCGCGCTCGATTTTCACAACGTGCGGTATTTGTTTAGCAATGCCTGCTTGCCGGCCAACACCGAGCAATTGCCGATCCAGGGCGGCGTCTGTGGCTTAACGATTGTAAATGGCGGCTCCGGTTATGTGTCGCCGGTAATTACCATCGGAGCTCCCGGCACGGTCGGCGGCGCCACCGCACTCGCCACCCCCATAGTATCAAACGGCGCCATCATCCAGGCGAACATGATCAGTTGGGGCGCCGGTTATGCGACAAATCCCACTGTCAATGTCACCGATGTCGGCGGCGGGACGGGCGCCTCGCTGATCCCGATGACCGCGATCGGCATCTACGACATCAATTCGATCTCGGTGCTGTGGGGATTGCAGCGCTACACGCTCGGCTGGTTGCCGTTCACGCAATTCCAAGCGTTCTGTCGCGCCAATCTGACATTGCGCCGGCAACCGGCAGTGTGGACGACGTTCACCGAGCAAAACATTTTGTTTGTTTATCCGATCCCCGATCAACCCTATTTGTGTGATCTCGATCTGCTCGGCTTTACCGCGCCCTTAGTGATGCCGACCGATCTCGACAGCCAGATCCTGCAGCCGATCAATGATTGCGTGCAATATTACGCCGCGTATCTGGCATTGCTGAAAATGCAGAATTTCGAGCAAGCGGATTACTATCAGAAAAAATACAATGAGCGTGCCGGCGAGATCATTCGCACCAAACAGGATCGCCGCATCCCGAACGTCTATCGCAACGCCTGGCGCCGCATCAATCGGTGGTAAGCCGAGAAAAAATGCCGCAGGGTTCACTCACCGGCACCCAGATCGCCACCAAGAATTACGTGGTGTTCAATCAGTTCGAAACCATGGACACCCAGGCGTCGCGCATCGGCATCGAGCCGACCCGGCTCGCCTGGTGCGAAAATCTGCAGATCTTGAACAAGCACGAACTCGCCGTGGTGCCGGGGCCCGGCAATCCGTTCGCCACGCCCGGCGGCACCGCGGTCAAGATGTGGTACGGGTTTATCGGCGGTGTCGACGCCATTTTCATATTTCGCGCCGACGGCTCGATGGTCGGCGTCAGTCAGTTTGCAGCAGTGGTTCCCTTTGCGCCGGCCGCTACGTTCACCAATCCCGATGTCGTGGTCTGGCAGGGCAGTGTTATTCTCATTGCTGATCCGACTGCCGGTTATTGCGGGGTAACTTTTTCGCCAACCGCCCCAGGCGTGCCGGTGTTTGTCAAGTCCGGCGGGCTGTCGCCGAACGTTACTATTGTCAATGGCGGCAGCGGATATAGTTCGCCGCCGACTGTGAGTGTGGCCGGCGGCAGCGGCAGCGGCGCGACGTTTGCAACTCAAATAACCGGCGGCGTGGTCACCGGTCTATTTTTGACCGGGGCCGGAACCGGTTACCAGGCATCCGATGTCCTTTCGGGCAATGTCACTGCGGCGTCGAGCTGGACGACCGCGACCCCGACCATCACTATGGCGGTTGCCAATCCCGGCTGGGTGGTCAACGGCATGGCGGTCTATGACAATACCACCGGCTTTGTTATTGGCACGGTGTCGTCTTACTCGGGCACTACGCTGACACTCAATGCCAATGCCACCCACGCCTCGGCCGGCAGCACTGACGTCCTGACGTTCTCGGCATTGTCATTTTCCGGCGGCAGTCCGACCAATGTCGCATTTGCCACTGCCAAGGCTTGGCCAATCCTAAAAAATTTCAATCCGACCACATTGGCAATCTTTGCCGGCCGGGTTTGGCTCGGCGCCGGCCGGACACTGCAATGGACCGGCACCGGCGGCTACGATGACGTTGCCCTCGCCGATGCCGCCGGCACCACCATGGTCAACGACTATGATCTGGTGCATGCGATCACGGCACTGCGTTCGCTCAATAATTTTCTGTGGATCTTCGGCGACCAATCTATCAAGCAGATCGGCTCGATCTCGGTGTCGGGAGCAATCACAAATTTCAACATCGTGACCCTGACCAGCGACGTCGGCACAGGTTTTCCGCAGACCATCTGGTCGTACAATCGCCTCGTGCTGTTCGCCAACAATGTCGGCGTTTGGGCAGTGCTCGGCTCAAGCATCGAAAAAATTTCCAACGAGATGGACGGGATTTTTAGCAAGATCGATTTTTCGCAACAGCTATCGGCGGCGCTGTCCGACATCGACTCGCAACGGGTTTATTGCTTGCTGGTGCGCTACATCGACCCGCTGCAATCGCGCACTCGATCGCTGCTGCTGACGTTTCAGAACCGGCAATGGTATGTCTGCAGCCAGGGCGACGGCCTCACCGCATTGACGACGGCATTCGTCAACAGCACCGCCGGTTCCGTAGAAACCTGGGGCTCGAGTGGTCCCGATCTGACGTGGTTGCTGGCGTCGCCGACGACACCCGTTAGCATCATCTTGCGAACTGCGTTGACGCATCACGGCAAGCCGATGATGGGCAAAAAATTGCTGCGCTCGGCCATCTCGCAAATTTGCGGCAGTGTCGGCGCCACCATGACATATACGCTAGACACCGAGAACGAGTTCGACAGCGAAAACTACACCGTCGCGGTGTCCGGCATCCAGGGCGTGCAATGGCAGCGCACTAAAGCTAATGGCACCGGGGTGTATGTCGGCATGACATTGTCGGGCAGTTATACCGGCTACAGGTTCAATGCCGGCATGATCGAGTATCAAGATACAACCGCACTGGCATCGAAAGTGAGTGCGTGATGGCGGATCCGTTTGCAACGCCGGCAGAACAGACGCTCGGCATGACCTTCGAGCCGTTCGAGAGCAACGACGAACCGCCGCCGCTGCCAAAGCCAAAGCCGCCGCCAAAGAGCGAAGGCGCCGTACCAAAATCAGGCAAGACCGTGCCGCCGACCGATGTTGCCGGCGAAATGAAACGCGCGCGCGAACAAGCGGTGCAATTCGGCGGCGAGCTCACCGGTGCTACTGACGTGCGCCGCGTATTGTCTGGCGAAACTCCGTGGGCCGAGGCGATCGGCGGAGCCCTGCCGATGGCGCTCGGCGGCCCCGAGCTCAAGGGTACCGGGAAGGCCGGCGCCAAGGCATTGCGCTTTTGGGAGCACACGACGCCGCAAGCGCCGGTGCTGTTGCGCAATCCCAATCTGCGCGGCTCGTTCAATCCGACCGACAATTTGCCGCTGACCTGGAAGGGCAAAGAACCGCGTGACTGGACCCCGCAAGAATTTGCCGAGGTCGGCCAGGCGGTCGGCGTGCCAAACCTCGGGCCGGAAAGCAAACCGTTGACGATGCGCTATAGCGATGGCGGCACCTACAATCTTCCCGGCGGCATCACCGGCACTTTCACTTACTACGATTTACTGCGCATCAAGGCCGACGGCATCGACCCGTCGCGGATCCCGCGCAATGAGCACGCGATGATCCAACAAAAACTAATGCGAACCATGACGCCGCCGCAGCCGTCGAGCGCTGCGCAGAATTGGCAAGGCCTGATGTTCGGTATGACCTCGCCGAATAATCCGCTATTCCCCAATCAACTGGCGAGCTCGGTGTTGCGCTTGCGCGATCCGGCGTTGCTCGATCAAATTGCCAATGCAATCCCGTGGCGCGCCGGCGCGCCAGTGTCGAAAGAAATGCGCATACAGGGCAGCAACCAGGTCGCTAACATGTTGGGTATTCAGAGCGGCGCCACCGGTGGCCTGGGCGTGCGCGGCTCCACCGATTACAGTCGCGTTGCCGAGCTCGCGCAGATGTACAAACAAAACCCCGGCTTTTTCGGCAAGACCGCGCAAGAGAGTTGGCAGAATTTTGCCGAGCGCGTCGCCTCCCAGGTCGGCGGCCTGCGCATGAAAACCGGCTCGCTGGCATCGGTATGGCAAAATCCGGCCGAGGCCTCGATCTCGGCGATCGACCGGCACATGGCCAATGAATTTGAGCGCACCGGAAAATTGTTTCGCACACCCGAGCAGAAAACCGAATTTGAAACGCGTGCGGTCGAGCGCTGGAATAGAAACAATCCGCAGCGCCCGGTGCAAGATTACGCGACGCTTAAACAAAGCAGTGGCAGCGAAGTTTTTCTCAACAAGATGAAATTGGAATATCTTGGCAATGTCCTGATGCCGAAATTGCGCACCAAGTCGGGCGAGATCAGTGGCAACGTGCCGCCGCACCTGGCGCAAGCGCAGTGGGTCGTCGAGCCGGAACAGGTGACCATGACCGGCGAAGCCTACGGCCGCGCGCAAGATTGGAACCAGCAATTGGCACAACAATCCGGCCTGTCGCTGTTTGGCTCGCAATGGATGGAATGGGATCGCATCCGGCGCCGCCTCGAGCCGCACGAAAACATGTTTCCAAACCTCGAGCGGGTGCCGATGATGTCACGCGAACAATTGCGCGAAGTGTCGGCCGAGCACACTGCATCCGGTCACAAGACTTACGGCAAGGAAGAAACCGACGAGGGTGTCGTTGGTCTGCAGCCGACCCGGCCGCGGCCCTATCCGGCATGGTTTGCCTA